TTTTGTGTATGGGGCGGATCCATAATATTCTTCCCACCAAATTGGTTTATTAGTGTAACCTATCATTTCCCATGGTGTTAAGTTAGGAGTGGTAGTATCAAAAAACCAATTGTACATCCCTCTCCAATTACCACGTTTCATTAATGTTCCATCTAACCTGTTTGTTGCTGTAAGATAGTTATAAGTAAATGGATTAGTTGCATCGTAATATTGTTGTTTATAATCAATTCTATTCTTTCCTACCCAATTTAAGAAAGACAATGAATACAGATTAATTATTTCATCATAGTTGTATTTCGTGTTTCTAAATTGTCCAGGCAATACTTCGTCGCTAGAAATAGGAATAGTATTACTAACTTTTAAATTATTATAAATTCTACACTCAAATTCAAATAAAACTTTGTCTCTGTAATCAATTAATTGATTATTTTCATAATCACCATATAAAGAAGTTAGTGACCCATCGTGACCTTTTATAAAGTAAGTGGGGCTTAAGTACGTTGTATCTAAAACAATTTCAGGTACTGTTGCAGCATAAAACCCTAATTTTGTTGGTGTGTTGGGTACAAAACTTCCATAGGTTTGATTATACTCATTAATTGTAATACTATCACCTGCGAGTAAGTCTAAAGAAATCGTGACCTTAGGTTCATCCACACTTACAGTGTAATCTACATCTTTTAGTAATTGCCTTTGTATTGTTTTACCGTTTACTTCTCTTTTTAAATATATTAGTAAACCATAATAATTAGCACTTGTAAAATCATATATTCTGCTTAAGGTAAAAGAAGATGAAAAAATAGATACACCAAATGTATAGGTATTGGTTTTTAAAATACTTCTATTTGGTATCATATCAGACCAAAAGAATGGACTACTCTGATTTTTATAAGAAGAAATTATGTTTAAAGCATCATCTAAAATGTAAGAAGCAGTTTGAGTGACTTCATATTCATTATTATTAACTGTGTCAACTAACAAATTTTTAAATTTAATATATTCATTTGAATTATAATTCAATGCTTCTATTAAATTATAGTTTTTGTTTTTTAATAAAGCCCCAGTTAAAGCAAGTGGAGCACTATTTTGAATAATTTTAGTTCCGTAACTTACTAAATTAGGCAAATCTCTATAGTTATTTGCACCAAAAATTTTGCCTTCAATCTGATTTGAGTTTACACAAATACTTAAATAATGATTCTTTATATCACCTAAATTAAGAGTTTTAATTTCGCCATTAAAAACGTTATTTTCTAAATTAGTTGGAATGGTATAGTAAGATTTTTGACTTACCACATCACTGTAAATTAAAATTTGAATTTTTGTATCAAACAATGGATTACTGAATAAAGTTACAGTAGTGTTATTATTTTCAACCGTATAAGTAAATTCATTTGCAAATAAAAATTGTTCATTTACAAAAACTTTCACTGTAGGCCAAACAATAGCATCTTGTGATTGTGCCGGAACATCACACACAAATACTGCTTCATCTACTCCTACAAAATAATCAAATTCAAAAGCTTGATATTGGATACTATTAGAAGCAGCGGTTTGCCAGCCTATTTGTTTTGTAAAGTCAGTCCTTGAAATGTAGATGTATGGATAACCTTGATTCACCTGTTGTTCAGTAGAAATCCCGTTTAATAAGTATGTGAATGAAGTTGTATTATAGGAAACGTTAAATGAAATGTCACCTATATTGTTAACTGAACTATATTTCAATGGAAACCCTAACACAGGATCATCAGGTCCTGTGCCAACGGCAAATTCAAATAGCGATGAACCTACAAAGTTACTGCTGTTATAATAATCGGTGTCTGCAAAGCTTAACCCGTTAGAATCAAAAATATCAAAAAGAGGAGGCTGATTGACTGCAACCTTTTCTTGAGCCAAAATATAGTTTACGCCATCAAAATAATAACTATCACCAGCTTTGGTCTCACCTAACAACACAACTAATTGTTCATTGTATAATACGTTTCCTGCTGAACTCTCAGTTAAAACAATTATAGGTGGAGATTGAATAATAATAGTTGTTGTTGTATCATTGCTTAAGAGTGCAACTGAACTTAAATTACTCGTTGTACTTAATCTTATGGTAGTAGAGGTTGGTCTATCATAAACGTAATACTGTGTGTCTTTATATAATCCGCCGTAGTTATCTCTAAGAGATACCATAGCTCCAATTTCAAATAAACTAGAATTTTGTACAGTTAATCTATTATTTGATGAACTTGCGTTAGTAACTTGTTGTTGTAAATTTAATTGCGGATTCAAAGATACAAAATTGACTTCATATATTTTATTTCTGACATTTTTATTAGTATCTGCCGAAAAAACAATTTTACATTTGTCAAACAAACCAAAAGAATCCCCGTCAGGATAATACTGTAATTTACCAGCAACCTCAGTTAATGCATTAGTTGATGTTACATCAAAATAATCTACCAAATCTTTAAATTCTGTTCCTGAATTAAAAAGTTTTAAGTTAGGATAAAACTCAATGATAGGACGTTTAGCACGTGCAGAATCATTGTTTGCTGCATTCTGTAATGTTTTGCTTGCAGTATGCTTAATTGTTTCTTGTATAACTTCATAATGAAACCACCTGTTACTTCTTGACCAAGGATCAAGACATCTTGAATTTCTTGAAATTGTAATGTAATCAGGGTTTACAACCTGTTGAGTAATTTCTGAGTATTCAGTCATGTCGTATGGAATTATGTCATACGCATTATAAACACTTTGAGTAAATTTTTCAGGGTTTACAAATCGTTCTACTGGAATTAAATTTATTGATTGACCAACCCCTTCTACATAAAATTGTCTATTTCTGTAGAATTCTGGAATAATATTTCCAGCGAAAGAAACTTTTAGCCCATTTGTAAATTTTACGTTGTTGGGAGACAAATAGGTTTCTTTTCCTATAATATCAGTGTTCACATCTATAAAGTTTGCAGAAGAACTATCTACAAGTTTAATTGTACCAAACTTTAAAGGATTTACACTGTCTTGATAATAAAGTGTATCAAGAGGAGCTGTTATTTCGGGTACCTCTTGTATTACGCCTTCGGTAGTCTTAACAAATTTTTTGTTAATGTAATCGTAGCCAGCTAAAACTGTAATATTTGTGTTTGACGGAATTTCGTCTGATACAACTAAACTTAAGACTGGGTCGCCTGGCTCATCAGTTTCTAAATAGGTAATTTTAAAAAATGTCTTATTTACAAAAACTTCTGTGTATGAGTCAAATCCAACGGGCGGATTAGTTATATTGTCAAATCCTAAATCTTCATCATAAAAATCACTTAACTTTGCTAATTTGTTAGGTGATGTTTCATAGAACAAAAGTGTTTTGTCTCTTAAATTAGTAACGTTATCTATGCTTTGAACGGTGCTTAATCTTTGACCATGTATTAATTCAAAAGCTTGTGTAGTAACTAAATCTACGTTTACGTTGCCTTCATAAGTTTGATTTTCTTGTGCGTTTGCTAGTGGCACTTCAAATTTTATAGTACCCTGTGATATGCCATTATAATCAAGACCAAAAATATCTCTTGTCGTAACATTGTTTCTTGTAGGATCTGTGCCACTTGTTCCTGGTAAAGTTTGAATATAGAACTTAGAATCTTTTTGATTTATATTAAAGTAATATGTTCCACCTCTTAATAAGGTTATAGTTGGGTTAAATCCTTCAACTAAGCTATTGTCTCTTACAAATCTATAATAATTAATTTCACTTACTGCATCAATAAAAGAAGTAAATGGAATATTTAACGGTTCTACTTGTACTTGATCTGGTCCATTAGGTAACCAATAGTACTGACTAAAATTGCTTAGCTTATCTAAGTCAACAAAACTATCCCAACTGTAAAATTGATTTTCAAATAACAAAGAGTTATTTGTTATTGGAGCACCTTCAAGTTTGAGTGCGTCTAAAATTTCAGGGTAAGTAATAAAGTCTGTGGGTTTGCTCGTATCGCTTTTAGTAAAAATGACGGCAGGTTCAAGTTGGTAATTCTGTCTAACTTTGTTTATTTCAGGTATGTAATAAGAATTAGATGTTATTCCATATTCAAATCTTCTTCCTATATATCCCTGAAGTTTTTCTAAATCGGGCTGTTGAACTAACTGATCCAACGTGGCGGATAAAAAGTTTTTATTAGGGGTTGTTTGAAAAATTTCTGGAAGAAAATCAATTGTTCTTATTTTTGCTACCATATAGTTAATCTCAGTTAGGTTGTAATTGTTCAGGTGTAATAGCCGATATAATAACTATATCACTAGCCTGCGCCCCGTTGACAAATATTTCATAAGGAGCGCACCTAATTTCGTATAAATCACCAAATGTAAGTGAAGGATCTTTTGGAACAAGTATTGCTGAACTTATTAATCCTTCTAAATTGCTGTGTAAATAGGCACTTAATTCACTAAAATAAAAGGTATCACCAAAATCCCAATTATCTATCGTAAAATAATCATTCATGGCCGTTAGTACCGCTGATCTAATTTCACTATCACTTGCTGTAGTATTACTTGACTTAATTACTTTTATCGTTGCTCTTAGTTCAGGAATAGCCCTATTCCCAAATAATGGTTTAAATGTTACACTGTTTAGAACAACAGTATCGCTCATCATTTTGTAATCATTTAATTTATTATAGTCTTGTGATAGTTCTTCAATAGTTGGTTTAGGCGGCTCGTTTATTAAACCAGTAGTATCTTGAATCCAATTTATATATGAATTGTAGTACCCCAAAGTGACGATATATAAATCAATTATGTTTGTTGTACCGGGATCAATTCTAGTAGTATTGTTACTTAAATGTTGGTATTGAAAAGATATACTTTGTCTTCCTGTAAGTGAGGTATATTGTGTAACTTCCTCTAAATTTAATATGTTTAATGTACTAGCGTTTTGCACTGACTTATAGAATTTGTTTTCTGAATAAGCATAAAAAATTTGACCAACTGGATATTCGTACTTTATTGCCTCAATATTAGTTTTAAAAGCATAATTGTAATTAATTAATTCTGGTTCAGTAATGCTTTTTTTAGTTAAATTGTTTGCATCAGTGTATGTTTCAATAAAAACAAAATTAGATGTGTTTGTTGAGCCATATACATAACCTGTTATAGTTTCAAAAAAATCAGGATTATCAATATAATTTGGATTATTTGCGTCAAAACACCCTATCTCTACAGAGTAATTATCAGGATACCCGTCAGCTTCAATTACTTGTCCAGTAACACTAAGCTTAAAATCTTCACCTAATATACTTACACCATTTGAAGATAAATTTGTTTTAATAACCTTAACATTGTCTGCTGCTACATTTCCCGAAAAAGGATCATAAATTATTCTGTCATTACTGAATATAAATCTGGTATTCTTCACACTGCCAAAGTAATAGGTTATCGCTTTGCTTGTAATTCTATATGCGCCTGATCCTAAACTATTAAACTTTATTAATGCATCCGAACGGTTAATATCTCCAATAAACCATCTGTTGACATTTATTGGTAAATTATTTACATAGTATAATGAAAAGTTTTGTAAATTTGCCAAATAATCTAAAATGTTTTGAATCGTAGCATTAGTCAATGTATTTTCAAATACAGGTATAATTGTTGTTAATACGGCACCAGTTGGCACATATTTACTCAAAGTAATAGGACCAGAACCATTATAAAGATTTCCTGCGCCACCGTTACTACCATCTTCTACGACATTGAGTACATTTACCCACATAAAAGTGTTATTAACAGACGGTGCTATTCCTGCTACTAAACGGTTATTTTTAAAATAATACCCGGTTGGAGCAATAAATTTTAACAGTGCACCAGGAGTACAATACTTCATATTATACGCACTGTATATTCCGACAGTTACAGGACCAGTAGAGTTGTAAAAATATCCTGTAACTAATGTGCCATCAAAATTAGTTTGTTGCCAAGTTGTTACTCCGTCACCTGAAGCTACATCAACAGTGTATCTGTTTGCAGTTAACACATAGTATTGATATAAGTTATTGTTTGATAATATTTCTAAAATTTGATTAGACAATAATCTTGAAACAGAGCCAGAAATTTCTGATGCATTAAAATCATAAAACTTATCAGTTGATTCTAAATATAAAACTCCATCTTCACTAAAGCTTGTAGTGTTTGAATATTTTCCAGTTGGGTCTAGTAAGTCAAAATTTCTTGAGACTCCAATTGAACTGATGTTCAATGCTTTAGTTTTAATTATAGAACTGAATAATGTATAGGGAAAATTATTATAATCTTCACCATTAACCATTCTATTTTGCGAGTAAAAATGAATAGGAGCCTTAGCTTTAATATTAGCTATTGATTCTCTTGATTGCGCATTATTAACGGGATTTGTAAGTGTAACAGTTAATGTCAGAGTTTCAGTTTTATTTTTTTTGCTAATATAACTAAAATTTAATGTAATGCCCTGAATTTCTACTGGATCAATTGTATATTGAAGTGCGTTACTAGTTCTCACTAAGGATCTAAATGAACCAACGGGAATTTCACTAAACACTCCGTCACCAAAAACATAGTTAACTTGATCATTAAATCTTGATGTTACGGAAAAAACTGCTTTTCTTGAATTTTCTGTTCTTAAATATGTATTGGCAAATAAGTTATCAACTTGAATCCAATTTAGTAATTCACCTGTAACGGGATCAATTTTATATAACCAAGTATCTGTTTCATTAATACCCTGTATATCACCAATAGGGATAACTTGATTTGCTATTTGTTGACTTAAAGAAAAGTCATAGTTTGTTAGCGACCCTTGTTTAAAATATAGGAAAAATCCAGTATTGGCGCTACCAAAACCAAACTTGTCATTTCTATATAGTATATTAAACGTTCCCTTAGGGTTAGGAGGAATTTCATACAAATAGTTTTCATTTAAACTAGTCACGCTTACACATTCAAAATTCATAGTAACACCACCAACCGTTGCGGCAAAAGGTATCACTGGTGAAACTGTTGTTGGTATTTTGATAGAATATTCTTCGGTTTTTATATTAGCTATTTCTTGAGTATTCCCTGGTCTACCGATTCTTTGTGTGGTGATTAAACAAGCATTTATAATTGAATTAAATTGCTCTTGCCAGTTTGGATTAGCAGGATCATTAAAAAACACAGGTATACCTGCAAGATTGAAACCGTTAATATCTGTTACATTTTCAGTTGTGCTTATGCTAGTTATTTTTAAAAACCCTTGAGCAGCATTATTTCTTTTTGGATTATAATTAACTAAGTTTGCTAGTTTAATTACACTGTCCCTGCGCTCCGCAGTATCTATGAAATTTTCTCTGGTATTTAGGTCATCTCTAAAGGCAACTGCCTGACCCATAAATGCAACAATATCCAAAAGCGCAATATATTCACTACTTTCAACGTAGTCATTAAAGGTTTCCGGATAGTATAAACGTAAGTAATCTACAAAACTTTTTCTAAGCGTTTCATAATCATAGCTTCTAAAATTGGCTTGACTGTAGGTTTTGTAAATCGCTTTCCAGTCGTTTACACCAAATATTGCAGATTGTCTAGAACTTGTAGCCATATAATTTTCTCTTTATCATATTTATCACGCAAAAAAACAGCATTTTTAGCTTAAAGTAACTACTCCTGAATTTCTATCAAAATTTAACTGGAGCTGTTGAACTTTGTTTTCTGGTGCTATAGCAAGTTCCATTTCTATTAAAAATCCGTTCTCGTAGGGGTAAATTATCACTGTGTTAATTATTAATCTAGGATCTAATCCTGCTATACGTCTAATTTCATTTTCTATTTGTATTTGAACTTCTGGTATATTGGGCTCAAATATAAAAGACCAAATTGTTGTTCCGTATTCGGGTTTACCTGGTTTTTGCCCTTGCGGAATGTTCAGTGCGTTCAGAAAGTCAACTATAAC